GTCGATCGAGGTGAACTCCACAGCATCAGGACGACGGCCAGAGCCGATATCTGAACGGAAGGTAGCAATCTCATACTCCTCTTCTCCGTCCATCACCACCTTGATCACACCGAACGACTTACCGATGTCCAGGATCTTCTGAACACCAGGAGCACTCTGAACGATCGCAATCACTTCGTCCGGAGTTGCGTTGGTTGCAAGGTCGTAGTCCTTGGGCTTCATCCCCATCCAAGCATCACGAACCGCTCCACCAACAACGTAGAACTCCTTCTTAGCCCTACCAAACTGGATGGCCAGAGCGAGAACGTTCATGGGAAGTTCGATATAGAAGTCTTGCTCAACAGGGATCATGCCCTATCACTATCATCAGTTGAACAGGATGTCAACTCTGGTTTGCTAGTTCTGCAAGAACATCAGCATGACAGTCCTTGGGAGAACACCAGCAAGCAAGCTTCTTGCCCTTGAGTTCAGGAAGTTTCGCTAACAGGTCTGGCCTGGATTCCAGGTGTTCCTTGAACCTTGCGATGTTCTCTTCTCTGGTTCCATCTTTGAATGGGTTATGCCAGATCGAGTGATGAGGAACCTTGGGATTCCACCTCCCAACATATACATCATAAGGCTCTCTCATGCAATGAACAACCAGAGGATGTGCCACTGTTACAGTCTCCTAGATGTGTCGATACACAACGTCTGGTTTGCCAGCTTCATATCTTGCTTTTGCGTCAATCAGTTCTTGAGGCCATTGTTCTTCTGGTGTGGTGCTGGCCTGTCTTGCATAAACGCTCTGACTTGGATCCATGAAGTCAACTGGAGTGTATTTCCAGCCCTGGGGGGCATAGTCATCATTGAAAGGCTCGTGGCTCACAACCTTGAATCCAAACTTCTCATAGAAACCAGTAAGGAATCCATCGAAGTGATCGAGCTTCACTCCACCGTTTCTCTTGGCTGCTTTGATCAGTTCTCCACCGATTCCACCAACGCCAGTGTTGTTGTGAACAGCCACAATATCGCCATCTGGTTTGATAGCAAACCCGGCATTGTAACCACGAACCTTGAACAAGTGCATCTTTGAGAGTTCACCAGCCGAATAAGGTGTGAGCATCTCAGAACGCTTACCAGAAGTAAGCGAACGAAGAAAACTCTCTGGGTTTGGCTCTTCCCACTGGTCTGTCTTGATTAGATTGACCAAACTTTCAGAACCAGGATTCTGTCCAGTTGATTCTTCTGTCAGGAACCCTGATTCTGATAGATGGTTGTGTTGCCACTGTCTGCGAGCATACTCTCTGAGTCTCAAAGGAGAGACGAACTCTTCCATCAAGACTTGATGGGCCATGCGCTTGACATACTCAGTGAGTTGTTTGTTTGAACTGGTCATGTTCTGTAACTATCAGCGAGCATATAGCTCAGAAACCAGAGAGGTTTGTTCCCAAGGATAGTGGGAAAGACCAAAGTGACCAAGAGTTGCGGTTTCAGCAAACCTTGGTTCTCTGAGCCGAAACTTCTCGATGAAAAATCCTGGGGTTAGTGGGATCAGGTTTCTGATCCTTCTTTCAACCGAAGACTCATTCAAAGAAGAAACAAGCCCGGTTCCCATGAAGTCAATGTTGAAAGAAACAGGTTCACTCTTTCCGATCACGTATCCTAGTTGGACCTTGCACTCTCTTGCTAACCCAGCAGCCACAATGTTTTTTGCAACAAATCTTGCTGCATAAGCCCCAGAGCGGTCAACCTTGGTGCCATCCTTACCCGAAAAGGCACCACCACCAACCTCACAGTCGGCTCCATAGGCATCAACAACAATCTTCCTTCCGGTCATCCCGGTGTCGGCAGCAGGGCCTCCAAAGGTCCATGCTCCAGCATAGTTGAAGATCATCTCAGGTGGGTTTGATCGGTCAAACAAGTTCCGGATCTGTTCTGGAAGAAGATCAATGTTCTCTTCAATCCTGGATCTGATCAATTCACGAACCCCTGCAAGACTCAATCGACCATCATGAAGAGCAGACACAACAACATGACTGACACGAACAGGCTTGTTCGTGTGTTCATCATATGCAATGGTAACCTGTGTCTTGCAGTCACCAAAGATAGAATGCCACGCCAAAGGATTGACGGCGTTCATAACCCAACGAGCAAGAAACATGCCAAGTGGCATAAGGTTTGGTGTTGCATCTGATGCATAGCCCCACATGATTCCTTGGTCACCAGCACCGAGGTTTGCGGTGGTTCCATCGCCAACAACCGCTGCGTTGATCTCGGGAGATTGTTGAGAAATCAGGTTCAGAACCTTGATCTGACCCGCAGAGAACTTAAGTTCTGGACGAGTGTATCCAAGAACTCTTGCTGCATTGTTCACAACATGAACGAGGTCTGGCTTCGGACCTGCGCTTGTGGTAATCTCACCACCAAGAACAGCGATGTCATCCTTGACCATCACCTCACATGCAACCTTGGAATGAGGATCCAGGGTCAGGTGAGCATCGAGCACAGAGTCAGCGATCACATCAGCAACCTTGTCTGGGTGACCTGCACTGACACATTCCGTTGTTTTGTACTTCAAGTTCATTTCGTCTCCGTAGATCCAATCATCCTACAAATCACTTCTTGTGTTTTGAACTTCTTTGTGGCAAGTTCATCTTCTGATACAAGGCAGATGCCCTGAAAGTCGCAACAAGGCATGAAGTGAATGATGTCCTTGTTTCTGTGACACTCACACGTACAGTTCTCAACCCTGAACCAGATGAACTGATGTAGTGTCTTCTGTTCTGAGAGATAGTCCCAACTCCACTGAAACATGTCGTCATCCACTTCGATGAAGTAGGATTCGCCTTGTTTGTAGGTTGAATGATACCGGAAAGACAGAAAGTTCGAGGTCAACCACTCGATGAACTCATGGTTGTTCCTTAGAACCTTGGTTCTTGCCTTCTCGGTGTTTGTGAAGAACAGATAGAGGAGCATTGACTCACCAGTCAATGATGATAGTGTACTCGCCAGCTTTCAACAAACCACGTTCGTGGAGATCGTTGGCAATCATCTCAATGTTTGGGTAGAAATTCCTGTCCCACCAAAGTCCCAAACCAAAGCTGTCTTCATGACCTGGAAGTGGCTGCTTTGGGTCTCTTGCAAGCCATGCCTTGAAGCTCACCCCCATCTCCTCGTGGTTCACAACTTCCGGAACAGTGTCGTTCTCAAAATCATAAGCTCCATCAGGAACGTTAAGATGATAGGTTCCTCGACTCTTGCAACCATCTTGTTGCTAGAAATTGTATGGGCGTCCATACACTTCCTGAACAAAACTATCCCAATCAGAAACATCAACGACTGTTTGTATGCTTGTTCTCAGTTTTGGCATACTCCTGATACTAACAAAGATGTAGAGAGAGTTTACCGTCATTTGGAATTTCCATCCGATTCCAGTAAAACATTCCACGAACTGCGCCAATCGTGCCAGCAGGCATACAGAAAAGATGCCAGTCGCCGAACGAGCACACCCAATCTTGATATTCAGAAGGTGGCTGACCATGTTCCTCACAAAACGTATCCCACTCTTCGGAAGAATGCTGATAACCACCACAAGCAATCTCAGCAGCTTGTTCTTTGTCACAAGAACAGAACTTCTGGATTGCTTCCAAGAGATTGTTGACAGCTTCTTTGAGAGTGCCTTGATACTCTTCATCTGTGTTAGTGCCTTTATAGACATAACACACGAAGTCGTTGGTTGTGTTCTCGCAACTTGGATGAGACAGAAGAAGTGTTTTGATCATTTGTGTTGAGGATAACACAAACATGGAAGAGCGTCAAGAAAATTCAGCCACATTTGCTGGAACCGCAGTCCAGACAGGTCACACAACCTTGCTGGTAACTGAGGTTTGAAGACATGCATTCTCCACACTTCTTCTGTGTGGTTTTGGTTCCATCCTGGATATAGTTCTTCAACACCCTGGACATCACTCGGGAGAACGAGTACAGGTCCGATTCCTTCTCAGAGCCTTTGAGAAGCTGCTCACAAACGTACTGAACAGGTACTCCGTGTCTCAGATTCAAAGAAATGCTTCGAGTAAACGCAGAATGAACTGGATTCTCGAAGACGTTGCCAATGTCTCGAATAACCGTCTCATCCTCTGGACCCTTGTCATAGTCATAGTGAAAGTCATACCTTGCAGGGTTGATCTCACCATTGTGTTTGAGCGTCTTACCACTTCTGACTCTCTTTGGTAGGTTGACGAACTTTGCCAAACCACCCATCAACTCATATGGTCTACCTTCTAGTTTTCCAACAAAGATGGTCCACTTCTCACCCTGGATCGTGGAGTGATATACGTCACAATCCAGTTCGTGGGGTCTCTTTGGAGCATGGTTCTCGTTGAACTCGGCTTTCTTGGTTTCCTTCTTCTTTGCAGAATCGTCCAGGATCACTCCTGCTCTTGAGTTCTTACGATAGATGGTGATGCCTTTGCAACCTTTTTCCCAACCACGCATGTAGACCTGTTTGACGGTTTCCACGTCAGCTTCTTCTGGGAGATTGGTTGTGTTGGAGATAGAGTGGTCAATCCACTTCTGGGCCACTCCCTGCATGTCCACCTTGGCAACCCAATCAACGTCATCAGCAGTTGAGTTCCAGTAAGGCGATTCCTTGATCTGGTCATCGGTTTTTCCTGTGATCTGTTTCCAGGCTTCAAACCCATTGTGATAGACAGGAAACTCTGTCCACTTGTCTCCCATCTCATCCACGAAGTCAACTCTTGCGTCTTTGTCGTTTGGGTTGATCTTCTTTCTACGAATCGAACGGATATAGAGAACGTTCTCGATTCCTGAGCTCACACCATAGCCAATGATCGACTTGGCAAGCATTGAAGTCGAACCCGCAGGTGGTGTTGTGAGGTTGGCAATGTTCCTGCGTCCATAACGCTTGTAATCGCTCGCAATTCGTGGCATTTCAGCCATAACTCTCTGAATGACGGGATTGTCTTTTTCCGCCTCATAAGAAAATGCTGGGAATGAACCGCGCTCCTTTGCCATTGCAATCGAAGAACTATAGCTTGTTGTTGCAAGCTCCTTGTAAAGACGTTCAACAAATTCAATGCTTTCTGGTGACCCATAACGCATGTTCATTGCAGCAACCAAGTCTCCAACTCCAGTAAGTCCAAGGCCCGTTCTCCTACCGTTAAAACAAGCTGATCTGATCTTGTTCCAAAGATTCAACTCGATCAGCTTCACCTCTTCTGGTTCCGGGTCATCTTTAATCTTCTGAATGATCTTGTCGATGCATTCCAGTTCCAAGTCAACCACGTCATCCATCAGTCTTTGAGCAACAAAAGCAACTTCTTGGAATTTAAGCCAATCCATCTGCGGTTTCAAGAATGGGTTTTTCACAAAAGAAACAGCATTTATCAAAAGAAGACGGCAAGAGTCGTAAGCAGAAAGAGTGATTTCGCCACATGGGTTTGTTGATATTGTGATGAATTCTGGATAAGAAGTTGTTGGGCACTCCCGCATCACAGTATCCCAGAACAAGAGTCCTGGTTCCGCACTCTTGTGAGCAGCACTGATAATTTCTGTCCAAAGCTCTTCAGCATCAACCATTTCCAAGATTGTTGGTTCTTTGGAATCAACCGGGAAACGGAGTTGAACCTTTTCCTTGTTCTTCACAGCAGTCATGAACTCATCCGAGAGACGAATGCTGATGTTTGCCCCTGTAACTTTCTTCAAGTCTTCTTTGATATGGATGAAGGTACGAATCTCAGGATGATGAACGGAAAGAGTGAGCATCAAAGCTCCTCTGCGACCACCCTGAGCAACCTCACGACAGGTGTTGGAGAACCTCTCCATGAACACACCAATACCATCGGTTGTCTGGGCGGCATTGGCAGTTGGAAGCCCTCTTGGACGAATGGTGGAGATATCGAACCCAACACCTCCACGTCTCTTCATGATCTGAGCTTGTTCTTGATCGGCCTTGAGAATTCCTCCATAAGAATCATAAGGAGACTGGATCACAAAACAGTTGGAAATAGACATTACCTGGAATGGGTTGCCAATTCCAGCCATTGGGGATCCTTGGGGGATGATGTATCTGAACTCATCCAGATAACCAAACACTTCTTCTTCTGAAAGTGGGTTTGGGTACTTCGATTCAATCCTTGCAAACTCACGAGCAAGTCTCTTGTGCATGTCTCTTGGAGTGGCTTCCAAGAAACGTCCTTGAGCATCTCTCAGTGCGTACTTGTCAACAAACACTTTCGCAGCAATCTTGTTGCCTTGAAAGTATTCAAGTGATTGTTCCATTGTCTGCTTGTAATCCACATAAGTTGTCATAGCTTCGTTCTCTCTGTCCTATCTTACCTGTTTGCCTTGTGCGTCGGAAAGTTCAAGGGATGTGTTCTCTCCCATAACCTTTCGAGTGTTGATCTGTCTCAGGGTTCTGCGAACCAAGTTCATTCCTTCTTCTCGTTCTCTTTCTTGTTCAGCGCTGAGGTGTTGAACCTCTTCGTCCGACAAGATAATGATCTTTGAACGAGCAGTATCAATCCTAACCTTGTAGGAAACACCATCAACACCAGCACGGTTCTTGGCGATGAAGATCGTTCCGATACCTGTTGCCTTCTGGCTCTCTGGTCTTCCAAGACCAATCACAAAGTCACAAATGTGAGCCTGGGCGTAAGCCTCCGACATGTTTGCAAGAGAGATGATCTCTGAGTCAGCACCTTCTCTGTTTGACTGACAAGCGGTCCAAACAGGAACATCAAGTTCAGCAGCAAAGCACCTGAGCTCTTCGTAAATCTTCTTGAGCTCCATTCTTGGAAGCTCGTATCTCTCGGTTGAACGCATGATTCCTGCGTAGTCAACAACAACCATATCAGGTCGGAAATTCTCCAGAGCCAGCTTGTCAATGAAACTCCTGAGAGTGTTCACTGTTGCTGTTCCAGTTGGAAAATACTTGACCCTGAGTCTTCCAAGACGGCCAGCATTGGTCTGGTAGAACTCTTTGACTTCATTCTTCCTTTCAGGACACTCAAGAGAATCAATGTCAAGAAGGTGAGAGTCATAACGGATACCGACAGCACGTTCATTCAACTCAAAGGTGAAGTGAAGAACGTTCTTGCTTTGCAACAATGCTTGAGCTCCCACATGAACAAGGAAGTGACTCTTTCCAACACCTGTTGGAGCGATCACAACGTTCAGTTCACCAGCGCCAGCACCACCATTCAGGATCTTCCTGGAATCCAGACTATCCGAACCATTCACGCTCTGGATGTTGGTTCGAATCGTGTTTCTGTAGGTTTCCGAGTAACGAGCATCGATGTCGTTCTCAAGATCCATTCCAGGGCTGTGTGCCTGACCAGCCGTGATTGCTCTCTTGATGATCTCAACCGCTCTGTCATACTGCTCTTCCTCATTCACAAGGTCAGCACATTCAACCAGTGCGTTCTTGAAACCTTGTTGACGGCAGAAAGACAGTGCAACTTCCTTGACGTGTTGCAAGTCACCAAGATCCTTCTTGTTCTTGGTGTTCACGATCACCGTCTTGATTTGAAGATCAAGTGCAGCATCAGCTTCGTTCTTCAAGTCCTCACGAACAACAGAGACAAAGAGCTCCAGAGAAGGAAATTCCTTGTACTTCTGGTAATAGTTCAGATACTTGGCTGTCAACTGACGCAGATAGGCGTAGTCAAAATAATCCAGGTTCAGAACCTCGGCCATCTGAGCAGCCCACTGACGATCAGTGAGCATGGCCTGAACGATTTTCTCTTGAAAGTGACGGTCAAAATTGGCAAAAGACTTCTTGCTGTCTGCACTCTGGGTGGTGGACATTGTTGGTTTGACTCCTTGTGTTTCTTCTTGTTCTCTAGTGAGAGATTCCAGGTATACAGTGACTCAGATTTTGATTTTACCGGCTGCGCTCCATTGACTTTGTTCATGTTTTTTAGGATAATGGAGCTCTGAGATCCATCGCTGGACAGAGAAGGTGTCTGGTCTGTAGAAAGTAAGTAAGCTCTCCGAACCCGTTCTTCCATTACTTCGTAATCAAAGAAATTTGCATCTGGTAAGCCATTGAATCAAAATCAATGTTGCTTATCACTCCGGAGCTCAGAAGGGTCTTGATCAACCCCAGCTTGTTGAGCTTCGGTTCAAAGTTCTCGATCGCATAGTCGATCTTGGCGATCTGGTTTGGTGCAAGTGTTCCAGAACTCAGGTACATCAGTTGCCAGTTTCGCTTGATCACCTCTTCACAAGCCAACACGGACTGAATAACCTTGGCTGGTTTCTTCTTGCCCGTTACTTGCGTTCTAGCCTCTTCTAAGAGCCCTTGGATCGTCTGGTCGGTAGAAGGGTCAGACAGGGACGGGAAGCTCTTCAAAGCGGTCTTGAAGCCCATTCCTGGAACTCCTGTGATGTTGTCTGAGTCATCACCCGTCATGGTCCTGACAAGAACGTAGTTCCTTGCTGGAATGCTCACGAATTCGTTCTTGGACACCTTGACCTGAACGATTGGACCATCATGGAAAGACTTGTCCGCAGGGTTGAATATCTTGACGTTTGGTTCATCCAGGAGTTGATAGAAGTCTCGGTCAGATGAAACCACGATCTTCAAAGCGTTGACGTTCTTGAGTTTGTGACGGATCATGTACCCGATCACATCATCACACTCTGTTTCGGAGACATAGACCTGACACACGGGAAGATGTTTGAGACAGTCAACCAGGATCTTGGTCTGACGCAGCTTGTTCTCTGTGTCGTCTTTGATCCACTGTTTTGACGGAACGCCGTTGGATGGGAGGTTGATGCTCTTGAACTCAGACTTGATCTTCATCCTGTTGGCTTTGTAATCTGGATAGATGCGCTTACGGCGTGGACAGCCACCACCTTGTTCCCAGACAACATAGATCCGCTCAGGAGAGAACTGAGTTGTGAGCCCATATAGAGCCTTCAAGAACCCAACAACACCACCACAGAGATCCCCGGTGTTTGTGACAGCCTCGTTGACCATGAAGTGGCGAATGAACAGGTTCATGCCATCAACAATCACGATAGGACGTTTCTGAGTTGACTCAGGGACATAAGGGATGCGATCTTGATCGGTTGGTATAAGAGCCATGCTACAAGCTTACCACCTATCAATTAGTCAATAACCACTCTAAAACTACAGAGCATGATGAGAGCTCATTGCCCACCTATAGGTTCCTGTGTCATTTGCAAGATTGACGTGATCGATACCCTGACAATGGGGTTGATCTATGTGAGGAACGGAAGAGTGATCCGAGGGCCTGTGTCTTGTACATGGTAGCAGATTTCCTCTTGACACTCCCTGTGGTTCTGATAGGGTTGGGGCATGTCGATCAAGACTTTTCCAACCCAGGTCGCTCTGGTAGATAACAAGCTCACGGATGAAGCCTGGATCGTGGTGGTGTCTCCACGAACAGGGAAACGTCTTGCTGTTCCATGTGAATGGCCCCGTCAAGAGCTTGCTGTGGTGTTCAAAGCCCGACAGGCTCTCCAGGACTTCGGAGACACGACTGTGCAACTCACTGGTCGTGAGCTTCAACAGTTCTACGGAGCCTGGAGAGCTTACAGGAACATGGAAGACAGGGCGTGTGAAGAGGTGGGATATGGGGAAGAGGACGCAAGGATCAGTTAGGTTCCGGTTGAACCAAATCCTGAACTGCCACGAGAGGTCTCTGTAACCTCTTCGGTTTCCTCAAGAACCACGTCCTTGGGTGTTCTCCGAAGGATGATCTGAGCAACACGATCACCTGGGTTGAATTCAACCGAATTGGCTTGTTGTAACCCAATTCCTGTTGAATCCAGCACATAAGTCTGGAGCCCTCCATTGTGAAGAATCACCTGGATCTCTCCTCGATAGATCGCATCCACAATGCCACCAACTGGATAAACGCCGTTAGAAGCCACTCCTGACCGTCCTTCGATTTGAAGGAACAGAAGATCGGGACCATCTTCAAGAGGCATGTCAGCCAGTTGAAGTCCCGTTCTGACTTTCTTGGTTTGACCAGGAAGCAAGCTCACCTTCTCGATACAGTAAAGGTCATAAGCGGCATCCCCTGGTTTCCCCTTGGTTGGGAGCTTGGCTTCTGGTACCAGCTTCTTGAACTTGATTCTGATCGTCACTCCACGTTCTCCTGTCTTCTCATCTCTTCAAGAGAGTTGGCATCTGCACCTTTGAACGAAGGATGATCGTTCTCATCGTTCTTCATCACCATTGCGGCTTCCAGAAGGTCACCGATGTAACCCTGGAACTCAGGCACACTCAACACCTTCTCACGAAACTCAGCTTTGTAGAACTTGACTTCGTGAAGAACCTCACCTGTTGTGTCATCTGCAACCTGGAAAGTCTTCCAAGCCCCAGAACCTTCGATCAGGAGTCTCTTCCCTCCAGCTTTGACTGCACCCTTTGCATCACAGTGAGCTCTGAGAACATCAAAGACCTGTTCATCGTCAACAATTCCCTTGCCAAAGATGATCGAGAGTTCACAAGAACGGAAAGGCTTTGCAACCTTGTTCTTGATCACCTTGACTTCAACAGTCACTCCGATGATCCTGTCCTTTTCAGCTTTGATAGGCGCAGGACTCATCACACGAAGACGAACCGAGGTTGCATAAGGAATTGCGGAACCTCCAGGTGTTGTGGTAGGATCTCCGTACATCACACCGATCTTCATCCTCTGTTGGTTGATCAACAGAAACAACACCTTCTGGTTGGCGATAACGTTGCTGATCTTCCTCATGCCCTTAGAGAGCACACGGGCTTGAAGACCAATGGAGTTATCTTCATATTGACCTTCTAGTTCGGCCTTTGGAGAACAAGCAGCAACCGAGTCCCAGATGATGGTCATTGGAACATCCTTGTTCATTGAACGAGACTTCATGATTGCCATTTCAGCGTACTTCAACACCTCTTCGGTGCAGTTCGTCTGAATGAACACGAAGTTCTTGTGAACGTTGATTCCAAGGTCTTTCAGGTTCTCCGGTGAGGTTGCGTTCTCAGTGTCGATATACACAACAACGCCACCCATTGCCTGGGTTGCTCTTGCTGCTTCAAAAGCAAGGTGCGACTTACCACAAGAAGGTGGTCCTTGGATCTCAATGATCCTACCTTCTGGGAAACCTCCACCACGACGGTTTGAAATAGCATAGTCAAGAAGCTTGGAACCCGTTGGAATCCATCTCCTGACGTTGGTTGGAGCATCGTCATCTCCAAGATTGAAAGCAATCTTGTCACCAGCTTCACGGTTGAGTTGCTTGATCAGTTCAGCGGAAAAGTCTTCCGAGTTGTCCAACTGTGGACCAGAAGAACCGGCTGTAGATATCTCTTTTTTCTTTGGTGGCATGTCTTTTTCCTTCTGTGGGATCGTCAGATAAGTTTCTCTGTCCTGGGATTAGATGGATTGTTCTGCGTCGTCATCTTCGTCAACAAGTTCCTTGACGAGATAAGCTGCAATGGTTGTGCCATGTTTCTCGAATCTCCAGATTCCTCTCAGCATTCCTTCGTGAAGTGTTGTCTGAGTTAGGATTCTGTCAAACTCTCGTGGCAAGAGAGTAAGTTGAGGTCCACCATGTTCCAGGTCTTTGAACTGGAAGTTCACGGTCGATCTACCGATCGAACAACTAACATATCTCAGGGTTGTTGTGAATCGAAAGTGGGTTGGATCGTGTTCTTCAAAGTCTTCTGGCTGAAACTTCAACCACTTCTGACCAAAGTGTATCCATCTATCTATCTTGTGTTGCCAGATGGACCACGCAGGTCTCCTGGGAGGCTTGGGAGTGGTTGGTGTTCTAGGCATTGGATGCCTCTGAACTCTCTACGTCATCAAGTTCTTCAAGCAACTTGATCGAGATAACGCCACCCTTCTTGACCCATCCCCATTTTCCACAAATCAAACCTTGATGAAGAGTGTGTTTGAACAGGATCTCTTCCATCTCTGTTCCTTGCATCATGTACTGGTTGCCCGTTTGAAGGTCTTCAAAGTAGAAGTGACAGGAACGACCGTGATGAAACTGCTTGAGCTTCAAAGCAGCAACAAACACGCATTCGCTCGCTGGAACCTCAACGGCACCAAGATCCTTGATTTGTTGCCAAGCACCTGTCTTGCGGTTGTACAACGTTGCGTTGGCATAAGAAAAACACATCCCATCTGGTGTTTTCCAGAGTGTCCACGAAGCCTTTGTGTTCTTTGCTGGCATGACCTTACCTTTGAACTCAGTATAACACGAAAAGCCCCTGTCAGCAACGCCAACAGGGGCTCTCGTTCATGTTATCAGACTTGGTT